CGGATTAGGTGTTATAGTAACGATGCTAGGATATTTCTTACATCAACTATCACAAGATGTAAAAGATATTGAACACGCTATGAGTAACTGTCCTAAAGAATATGTATTGAAGACAGACTACCAAAGAGACATAACAGAAATTAAAGATATACTCGGAAAGATATTCGAGAAGATAGACAGAGACAAGTAGTGTTGTATTATGACTGCTGGACAATTTATTATTACACTTGGTATATGTGCGTATGATTGAAATATTAACATCAATGTTACCCATCTTCACTGGCTTTATTGCTAGGTTAGTTGCTGATGGTCTAAAGCAAAAGTCTGAGAATCAGAAGTTAATGATTCAGGCTATGACTGCTAACAACAAAGCAATAGATAGTGCTAGAGAATATGCACTTAAAGAATCACCATACGCTGCAGCAACAAGAAGAACTATATTCTTTATTATCTTAGCATTAGTATGTGTGTATGTTCTAGCACCTGTATTGTTTGATATACAGACAGTTATTCCTGTAATAGACAAGGGTGTTAGTTTCTTAGGATTGACGATTACAGAAGATTCTACAAACTATATAACAGTAGATGGTCTAGTAAAATATAATGAGATATTTACTTGGACATCTAACATCGTATCTTTCTATGTAGGTTCTCAGATTAAAGGCAGATGAATAAACAAATAGTAAATGGTGCTATAGGTTTAGGATTTGCTTTTATAGCGTTCTTAGGTTCTCAACTATATATGGCTAACAATGACATAGTTAGACTTAATCAAGCTATGAAGTTATTAGTAACTGAAGATTTACAGATTAGACCTTCACCAGAGAATGCAATAGAGCGTGGAAGAATAGAATCAAGAGTTAAAGTTAATGTTGAAATACTTAAAGAACTAGAAAATAAAGTTAAAGATTTAAAGCAAGAGATTGCATTGATTGAAATAAAAATAGAGAGTTTAAGATAATGCCAGTATATAAATGTCCTAAAGGTTATAAGATAGGTAAGACTGGTAAGTGTATGTATAAAACTAAGATGGCAGCAAATAAAGCATATGCTGGTTATTTAGCAAAGAAGAAGGGTAAGGTATAAGTATGAGTAAAAAAGACTCGAGAATGGCAAAATTAGGCGTCTCAGGTTATAATAAACCTAAGAGAACTCCATCACATCCTACTAAGTCACATGTTGTATTAGCTAAAGAAGGTGGTAAAGTAAAGACTATTAGATTTGGACAGAAAGGTGTTAGGGGTGCAGGAGCTAATCCTACTACTGCTAAAGAAAAAGCTAGACAAAAATCATTCAAAGCTAGACACGCTAAGAATATAGCTAAAGGTAAAATGTCAGCAGCATACTGGGCAGACAAAGTTAAATGGTAAGGAGTAAATAATGACATTCAGAGAATTAGTTAACAGTGTACTACTTAGATTAAGAGAAGATACTATCGAGTCTGATTGGTCAGGTAGTTATTTAACTTCATCTACACTGACACCTTATCAGAAATTAATATGTGAGTTAGTTAATGACTCTAAAAAGAATGTAGAATCTTATCATGATTGGAATGCATTAAGAGAGACATTTAATGTAAAACTAAGAAATGGTAATATGCAGTATACATTAGGTGATGCTATTAGAGGAGCTGGTACTTCATTCAGAATACTAGATGTAAGGAACAAAGTTACTGGTCAACAACTAGAACAAGTTAATAATGATTGGTTAAATGATAAGATGTTTCCTACAGCTAATGTAGAGACTGGAGCTCCTAGATATTATGCACTTAATGGTATATCACAAGCAGCTACTGGTAGAGAACCAGATGCTAATATAGATTTCTATCCTATACCTTCAGCTAATGAAGCTAATCAATATGTAGCAGTAAACATTGTAGGTGCACAGAAAGAATTAAAAGAAGCAGCCGAGATACTTAGAGTTCCTGCTCAACCAGTTATCTTAGGTGCTTGGGCTAGAGCAATAGCTGAGAGAGGTGAAGACGGAGGAACACAATATAGTGCTGTAGCTGCTGAGGCAAGAGATGTACTTAATCAGGCAGTACAGTTAGACGCTGGTAACTTTGAATACGAGAGAGACTGGTACTATGTTACAAGGTAAAGGTTTAAAAGCTGTAGTATTAGATACTATTGGTATCAATGGTTTAGATACTCAGACACATCCTACTGCATTAGACCCTAGTTATTTTACTAAGGCAGATAATATTGTATATACAGAAGGTAACCGAGTTACATTCAGAAAAGGATTATATCAGAAAACTAATCCAGAAGCTAATGGTAATCATATAGGTTCTCTTTATGAGAATAGAGCTGATGGAACTATATGGGCTGCAGCTGGACAATACATCTATGAAGTAGACTTCAGTAATACAGATGGTTCAGGTTATTTATATGCATTTACTAATGCTTATGATACTGGTGCTGCAGATGACCACTGGCAATTTACTGATTCAGATTATGGTTTAGTAGCTGTACAAGGTGGAGAAGATGTACATTTATTATCTGGGGGCACTTGGGGTTTAATGTCTGCTGATGCAGGTTATTCTGCTCCAGCTGGTGTTTCAGTGTTTGACCCTTCTACTGCATTAGGTGAGTACGGAAGATTATGGGTAGGAGGAGTCAGCGAAGATAACACAGTTTTATACTACTCTAAAGGTGAAGACCCAGTAG